CATAATCTTCTTGTACAGCTTTTGCTTTTGTAAAAGATTTCTGTCCTGTCAGTGCTGCTATGAACATACCTACATAAGTAATCGCTCTTGACAGCATATTTATAAATGCCGTTAATATAGGTGCTACTACAGACAGTATTGGTGCAAATGCTGTTGCTAAACTGTTCTGTAGCTGTGTTAATGCTGACATCATAGAAGATATCGAAGCATTAGTAGCTGACGAATACTGTGCAAGGTTATTGATGCCTGTCATGATTCCACTGTTAACTTTAGAAATCATTCCAAAAACGGTAGAATATAATATACTCATACCGACCATTCGACCAATAGAAAATCTTGCATTATTAGCACTGTTTGTTGTGCTTGTGAAGTTCTGTGCCAGTCCACCAAGACGTTTTCCAAGTCCAGATACGACTCCACCCATCCTACTAAAGATAGATGAAATACCGCCTGTCTTTGTCTTAGCACTGTCCGCAGACTGACTGACATTCTTAAATGATGAACCAAGCCTACCATTTGTGTTAACAAGTCCTTTTTCTTTTGCATCAGTCTTAGATATTTCCTTATTTAATGCATTTAAGGCTTTCTCACTTTCTTCTGATGCTGTCTTTGCGTAATTCCATGTAATCGGTGCAGTACGTACTTTCTCTGTTGGTTGTGCAGTTGTTGTTCCGCTGTCTAGCTGTTTTTTTTTCGCTAGTAATTCGTCATATTGTCTGCCGAGTTTTTCCGCAGCACTCTCCAACGCTAAAAACGCAGGGGAAGAAGTTGCATTCTGATTTCTTGCAAAGATTTCTTGCTGTGCCGTTGCTACCTGCTCAAACTGTGTATCAAGACGTTGCAAGGAATCTTCAAGAATCTGATATGCTGTTGTCTTGATATTTGAATTGCTGATTTCATCCTGCAATTGTGTTGTTTGTCCTAAATCGGTGTTTAAGGATTCAACACTCGTTTCTGTACCTGTGATTTCTGCATTTAATTTTTGTAATGCTTTTGCACTCTCTTCGCTTGCAAGGCCTGTTCCACCAGTAAGCTTTGCACTTTTAGGTAGACCACTGTCTGTACTCGCTGTCGGTGCTTCTAACTGCTTTTTCTTTGCAAGAAGCTCTTCGTATTGCTGATCTAGTTTAGCCGCTGCACTTTCCATTGCTTGAAACGCAGGAGAAGAAGTTGCACTCTGATTTCTGTTGAATACATCCATCTGTGCTTTTTCCAACTCTGCAAGCTTCTGTCCTATTGTTTCTATTGCTTTATCTAACGTATCAAGTGCAGTCGTCTTAATGTCTATGTTATCAAGTTTCTTTTCTGCCTGTGCGGTCTTTTCCAGTTCCTCAGCCACGGTCTTTGCTTTTTCTTCGACAACGTCCATGCCTTTTGTATCTGGTGCTTTTATACCGCCACTCATGGCTTTTTCCATTGATTTCCCAATGGTTTTTACTTGATTGGATAAACGTTTTAAAAGGGATGCGATTTCTTTCACACTTGCTTTTGCTTCGGTTGTATCAATCTCTGTTTTGATATAAATACTTCCATCCGCTTTTTGTGTAGCCATTCAATCACGCCCCTTTCCCATTCAGTAAATCGTTCAAACGTTTCTGTTCTTCTAATTCCTCTTCGGAATATTTAACATCTAGGTCAATAAGCGTTTTATTTTCTTTGTAGAACTCTCTTTCCCAATCTTCCAGTTTCTTTCCTTTTGCTTTCTTCATGCGAACACTAAGAATCTGCGAAAACAAAGACTCTCCAATTTCCATGTAAGCTCCTAAAAAAGTCCACCAATGTAAATACTGCATAGCTCGTATTTCTTTTCCAAGTACACGGTTAACAGATGGGATGATAACTGGTGCATCCTGCTCCCAATCCATCACATGAGGTTGTTTCTTCCCATCGTCCTTGATACCCATGTCAATAAATTCGATGGCTTTTTCAATAGCTTCTTCATAGTCTTGTGGTGGCATATTTCCAAAATCGATGTATAAAATGGTAAGGCAAACAATCCACTTTTCATCGTTCTCAAAGTCTGGGTCATTAAATGTTTTTAGAATGTCCAGAACTGCACGAAAATCTGTGCGTATTTCATAATCTATGCCACCTACTACTATGGATGTTGGAAGCTCCCAAGCTTCCATTATTTGTGATACTTAGACGTTGCCCTTTTAATTTTCGCCTGTTTCTTTTTGATTCTCTGATCTGTTACCTGCTCAATAACGTCCGCAATCTCAACGATGATATTCTCAATAAAGAAATCTCCGCTTTCCGTTAACGTCAGCGGATTACAGATAGCGAATACAGATTTAGAAGCTTTAGAGTTGAGTAAGTAATCAATCTGTTCTTCTAATCTGTCGGATAATTCCAGAATGTCTTTTTCTGTTGCATCTTCTGGTACTTCCATCTTTTCAAGATTTGCAACTACCTCTTCGTATCTTCTAATGATATTTAAATCAACAGGATTGAAAGAAAATCTTCCAATCTCTGTATCATCTTCATTGGTCAGCACCACATTTAAGGCACCGGTTTTGACTTTTCTTCTTAATTCTTCCATTGTTTAACCCCTATTTCCCTGTGCTTGATGCATTTACTGAACTTGTAGCTGCTGTAAATTTACCTGTTTCAACGTTGTAAGTACCTTTTGTACGTTCTCCAACATAATTGACGGTAAATGGAATCTGATAACCAGATGTGTCCCCACCGTATGATGTAGGTGTTACATAACATTCCTGCTGATATGCTTCATAAGCTCCGCTTGTAGCTTCTTTCCACATATGCACTTCTACGGCGTTTGTCTTTAAGTTGTCGTCTGTGTAACGATTATCAACAATTTCCTGCAATTTCTGTGATAATACAGAGTCAGCTTCTGCATAATAAGGGTCAGCTTCAGAAGATACTTCATATCCGTTATGCTTAAATGTTGATTCTCCGATGATGTTTTTAGATGTTTCTGTGTCTGGGTTCAGTTCGACATTGTACTCTTCTAAATCTTTTCCCAGACGTTCATAACCAGATGTTCCGCCACAAAGTGAACCAGAATCTAAGAAATGAGCCATATATTTACGTGCAATTTTACCTGTTGTAACTGCTGCCATTTTGATTCTCCTTTATCTTTTCAAGGTTAGTGATCTGCTCCATAATGCAGACCAGTTAATGTGTTATCTATCTATCAAAGTCATTTTGGTATCGGGCAGAAATGTTGATTGCCCAATTCTCAGACTTGTTTTCGTTTGTGCTGTCCAAATATGCAGGTGTCTGTCTGTCAATCGTTAAAAACTTTCGATTACCTGTCAGAACCGGATATTCTTCTAGCTTATATGTATTATTGTTAATCGTGATTGTTTGTTTTTCTAACCATTTGCCAAGGTTGTCCAACCACTCCTTAATGTCTGCTTTCCTCTTTGGTTTTGTACCGCTTGCACGACATATCACGCAAAACGGATACAAACAAACCTGTGTGACGTGTCCTGTGATACTCTCTTTTTCTGATTCAATCACTGCACCACTTACTGGGAACATTGCTTTTCCGCTTGCATCATCTAATGTAGAAAATGCAATTTCGTCTCCCTCTCTTAATTCTGGGAATTGATTTACCAGTTCTTGCAATGCTGTTGTGATCACGTCAAAACCATCAATGTCGTACTTGACTGCTTTCTTTTCTTCTGCCATTAGCTTCCCCCTGCCTGCTTCTTAACATGAGTAACCCATGCTTTACCGTGATTCTTCTTTGCTGTTTCAAACCATTTTGGAGTAGCTTTAGGATTGGAATAGGACAGGTCTTCTTTTGCATTGGTTTGTCCTGCAAATTCAGAAACAAGAACCTTTCTTGCCCCTTTTCTTGCCCATGGAGAACCTGTTAGTTCATCAACCATACCTTTACCGTAGTATAAGAAACGTCCCATCGGTCCAGTGCCTGCACATACCATTCCAGTACCTGCAAGAGAAGCACTTTTTGCTCTCGTTACGTTAATGAATGTACCTGTTTCATGTGGCATATAAGGAACCATATCGGTCATAATTTGACTATCTAGCCAAAACTGAGCATGCTGTATCTGGTCGTCAAATCTTTCAAGGCTGATATTCGCAATCATGTTAGATGTATTTATATTGACATTTCCTAATTTCTTTTTAGCCATGTAACCACCTACTTCGCCATAACTTCAAAATGCTGAATAATATCATAAAAAGCACTTCCAGTGATCGCAAAGACATAATCATACTTAAGTTTCATCTCTTCGTAAAAACCGTCAATATAATCATCGTCTGCAATCGGTTCTTCATTTTCCCATTCTCTAACAATAAAGAAGTCAAAACCATTAGCCTTAGAACTAAATGTAAGTGCCTGTGGTAACTTATCATTTGCCTGTTTAGACCATTCTTTAGGCGGTAGCCATAATTTACTTCCTACCATCTTTTGACCGTCTTTTAGGCTATACTGCACGTTTAATACAGCATTGTCCTGTGAGTCAGAGCCATATTTTGCAATTATGCTTGCTTTATCCATGTTAAGATTGCAATTATGCAAAACGGAGGGATACCATGTATCGCCCTGCTTACTCTCATATCTATTGAAAAGTGTAATTGTGTCGTTATACATCGTATCCCTCCGCTTATAATGCACCTGCTCTTTTAAAAACTTTAAAAATCTTTTTAGACTGTAAAGCAAACCAGTCAATCATCTCTTCGTTATTTGCCCAACAATCTGTGTTGCAGGACTGTCCATCTAAACCACTTTCGTATAAGAAAGCGTGCATAATCTCATGCCTAATCACACTTTTTTGAACCGATTCAATGTTATCCACAGAATCAACACTTTTTTCAAGAATTGCAACGACTATTGTTTTATTTGAATAATCGCAATAACCAGACAATTCTTGTAGTTTTTCATCTTCATTCTCGTGTCTGAATCTGATTTTATATGTAGTTCCTAAAACATTTACTTTACAATCTTTCATAAATACTCCGTTGGGTACATTCCCATATACAGTAGACTTACTCCGTTGGCATCTGCGACACCCGATAAGTAGTCTCTTATTGTGTCAGAGTATAACTGCTTTTGTGCTTCTTTATCCGCTAGACACTTATCTATCAACGTAGCAGTGCCTGTATTACTGGAAGTCACATAGCTTATACTCTCGTTTCCTGCACTCTTAGATGCTACCTGCTTACTCATCACAGTTCCATCTTCTAATGTGATATAACCCTGTGATGCTTCAACTCTCGTTTCTGCCTGCTCAATCTTATAAGTGATCGCCAGAAGTTCGCAGATACATCTTTTCACTGCTTCTGTATCGTCCTCATTCGTAGGAAAAGCAATCTTTAGTTTCTTGACATTATCCACACCAGTCGTGGCATTATCTATCTTCTTGCAAGAATCCCAGACAAGACGGTTAAAGTCCTGTTCTGGGATAGCTTTCTCTCCAAAAAGGTTTTTGTAATATTCATAGTCAATGTATGCCATGAAATCACACTCCTTTTATCCGTTGGATTTAATAACACCCATGCGGATATTCTTCTGGTTAAATGCTAAAGACCAGTTTGCTTTAGCTCCTAACTCT